AATGATGCAGCAAATGATGGCAGGTACAAACGGGTTAGAAAATCCAGGCGATGGTGCATCTGCTGCTGCTGCTTCTGTTGCAAATCCATTCTTGGAAATGATGCAGCAAATGATGTCTAAAATGGGTGAGCCTGAAGCAACTCCTTCGACCCCTTTGACTACGTTTGCGGAGTTAGGTCGCTCACCTACGCCCAACGTTCCTAATGGCTCCGGCTCGCTCCAAACTCCTTCGAATTCTTCAGAAGATGATAATGGTAAAAACAACGATTCGGAACCATTTATGAATTTAGAGGCTGAATGAATTGGAAAAATTTCGACGTTCATAATTAAGCGCATATAATATTTCATCCGGAGACAATTGACTTATAAAATCCCTAACAACTTGACGTGTAATAACCGTTTTTTGACGTGTTCGTAAAGACGGTAAATAAATGTCTTTGTGTATTTTCTGAATATAAGGTAAATATTTGGGGGATATCGTTATGTTTTCAAGCGAGCCGGAGCCGCTAGGAACGTTGGGCGTAGGTGAGCAAATGAACTCCGCAGACGGAGGCGTTTTACACACATAATGAGATACGTACGAAAAATGTATATTTTCCACAAATTGTTTGTATTGTTTGTGGAAATTGAAAAATACCGATTTAAAATGAGGAAAATATACCAAAAATTCTGGTGTTTTATCGATATATTGCAAACACAAATATTGATATTGCAGTTCCGTGCTTTGTTTTCGAATTTTCAAAAATTCGTGATATACCGGATTGCGTATAGAACATCGCTCCCCCGTCTCTAAATTGGTAATCATAACCCCCATCGATTTATGTGAATTTTGAATAGACCCAAATGTGCGACTGTATTCGAAATACGTATTGAATGTTCGATTGTCGTATATTTCGGGGAATCGAATAATACCATTTAAATTAACAAAACAATCCCATTCTTGGTATACAACTTGCGGAATAGATATTGCGCGATGCGAATATGAATTGATATCATAAACCGCAACCAAATATAGGGCCGGGGTTTCAACGGGCACAACGATTAAATGGGAAGGATGTTGTAAAATGAAAATATAACAATACCTTTTTGAAAACAATTCGTTTATACCGTAATTGTTGAATCCCGTTTTCAAAGGAATCCGCAGTGCTTCCAGGAACATTTGATGTATCAATATTTTATTGTTAGCATAACCCATCTTGGATTTGGTTGCGATTTCCCATTTTTGGATGCGAAAGTCGTAAAATAAATGTATCATCATTCCTTCGATCATTTCATTTGCAAATATGGTATCATTTATCATTGGATATTTTGATGCAAACGAATCAATGGAAATAGACCGGGGTGGGGAATACGACAATAAATACATTTCAGGTGATGAGTATATGACTGATCGATAATTTGTGGTCGATTCCGGCTCATCATTGCATAACACATTTTTATCATAATTTATAATGTGGTACAATCCATTCTCGGTTTGATATAAACTATTTTTCAATTTAGGATTTGCATCGAAATTCAAATCATTTACGCAAAACGATGCATATAGACCAGATTCATTTTGCGGTTTCATAATTTGTGGTGGTTATTGTTATTATTGTTATTGTTATTGTAATAAAATATATTATCTCATCTCTAATATGTTTTATTTGTGTTATTTGTAGTTATTTGTAGTTATTTTTTTGTAGTTATGCGCGAAAATATATTTTAGCACGAAAATATATTATTGATTAAATTATATTGGTTATATATAATCAAAGTACCAAATGTCCAAGGAACAATCAGAATCAGAAAATGAATCAGAAAATGAATCAGAAAATGAATCAGAAAATGAATCAGAAAATGAATCAGATCCTTCGATTAAAAAATTGGCCAAACGTGGAATAACATTAGAACTCGGTAATATAATTGAAATAACTGCACCAAATAACCCCGAACTCAATGATAATACGTTTTATATAACCTATATTGATGATTCTAAAATCAAAATGACCAATATTTCGACATTTTTGCCTAGCATATTGAAACTCGATGAAAAAAACCAAATTACCGACGAATCAATAACTAAAATTGCCCTATTAAGCCGAAGTGAAGAACGCGGATATGCACGACAACATCTTCTTATGCCAAGAACCTGGGTCGACGTGCATTTTGGGGGCGAAGTGCCCGTTATTATTACCGGCGAAATTACCAATTTAGAAGAAGACATGATCGAAATTACCACTTTCCCCGATACTGATACCATTTACATCGATTTTATGTACCAAGGCATTCCCGAACACATCCCAATCGATAAAATTATTATTCGCACCAAGCCCGCGTCATTAGAGAAAATTGCGTCATTGATTGATATACACGACGGTTCAGAAGCAAGTGAAAAATTAAAATCGGCCATTGCAAATTTTAGCACTGAGGGAATTGACGCAATCGATGAATTGGAAGAAGGCGAAATTTACGAACCCGATAATATTAAAAAAAGAGATGAGGCGCCTGATAAAAACGTACGTGAAATGTTGCACAGTATGTACATTGATGCCAATGAAATTGTATTCGGCGAAGAATTAGAAGACATTGCGCAATTTGTTGAAATACCTGAAAGTCGACGCCAGTATGGTATTGATACACAGACAAACGATTTGATGGATGAATTATTATCAACCATTCCAAATAGTCAACGTACCAAGACGGTGCTGGATAATATTCACCATTTGATCGAACGATTCACCGAATTGCGAAAGCAATTTTCCAAATTCGACGAAAACGGCAACGTATTTGACGTAAAAATGCACGGCCCTTTACACAAACCATTAGTCGACCGTATCGTCAATCTAGATACCAAGCTAAAATGGATTATTCCCGTGGTTTCTCGACGTCGCAAATTATATTCTAGCACCGAGACTGAAGATATCAATGACATTATTGCTTCCAATTTTACTGAAAATATAACGGAATTGGCAAACAACTCGGAAAATTATTTCAAAAAACGAATCGGTGGCAGCGGCGATACTCAACAACACGGCGCGTTTTATAAAAAAATCGACGATTCGTTTACCCCATTCGCCTCACCGCTTTTTACCGAAAATTATTTACTACCATCGCAACCCGTTGCCGCCAATTTGGAATCGATCGTAAACAACTTGGAGGATTTTTATAGTACAGTGCATTACTCGTCCAAATCCAACGAGGGCTTTGCAAAACGCCGATTTGTCGTGCAGAAATATAATTTAGGAATGTCGACAATGGTTCCATCGCTAAAACCAGGAAAGCGCGTTTACCTACGCGAACAAATGACCCCCAACGATAAAATGACCGTAAAATCGATTATGGTTATGCCCAAATCGGTAATGAAATTCTCGGAAATTGATCTTCCCGGTTCATCGATTATGACAAAATCGAGTCTTAGTCAAAATTATTTTTATATGTTTCGATTGCTACGTAAAAATGCACAAATAACGCAACGGACCATCAATCGGTTCGATCAAGAACTCGAATATTCCGAAGATAAAGATGACGAATATGTCGGTGGTATAAAAACACAAACCGAAACACCCCATTTTTTATCAAATATAAAAGAATTTGTGTTGGACGAATCACTGGAACACCATCCCGACCGATTTCGGCGTTTTTTGGAAGCAGTTGTTCCAAAAACGCGCACCTTGATTCGTATTGTACGCAATTATATTCGCAATAAACTAACGATGATTGACGTGGTACACGCTCTCGAACCGTTTATGATTTATCCCGAAGATATTACGTTTCAACAATATAATGAAATACGATATTTCATCAAAAACCGTGTTATAGAATACAAAAAAAAATACATTTTTATGGCGACCCAATATGCCTTATTGCGCAATACAAAATATTCGGTAAACAAAAAATCGCATAAAATGGAGCAATTGTTGTTCGACTATCGCGATCTGCTCGACATATTTATGGATTTATACAAGATAAGGGCCAATGTAAGAATGGGTGAAAAAATAACCGAATATTCGCCATCGGAATGGATATCACTAATCATACAGAAAGATTGTGGAGGTTTATTTTCCGAATTAATACGATTATCAATGAGTACGCTCATTACCCCCGATAATTTAATGAATGCCATTGAAAAACGAGCGGACGATTCGGATGAAATGTCCAATCTTGAAAAGATCAAGGCAAAGGATTGCGCTCGCCGTTTTTTGACAAAACGTTATACATCCATCAAAGATTTGCAAAAAGATAACGGAGAAAAAGATTTATATTACGAGGCAGATTTCGACGACACTCCTTATGCATTGATGAAAAAATACAAGGACGATCAAAAACGATTCCCTCCTGAACAATTTATCAAGTTTTTGGCCGAAAATCTGATTCAAAAACACGATTGTCCCCAAAATGTATCTAACGAATTGGCCGAAACCCTCGTCGCGGGGAAAAAACTCATTCGCGACGGCGAATTTGCTATCCTGGAATTGAAACCCCATCTACCGTTGGGAGAAGACGAATCCAAACTATCTCCCAAAGAACAACAAGCTATCCGACTCGAAGCCGCGACAAGAACAAAAATATCTTATTATCGTCGCGTCAACCACCATTGGGTACACGACGACACGGTGGGCGATGATACATTTATCGACAGCAATGAAATGTTTTGCAATATGAATAAAATTTGCTTTAAAAATACATCAAATAAAGTATGTGAGTCGAATGACAGTGCCGATATCCGTCTGCGACAAATGGACCGAAAAAAAACGCTGAATGAGTTCGACCGCCGGTTCAGCGAGTCGATGGAAAGTGTGCAAGATACTTTGAAGGCTACCATTCAAACTTTTATGAAACAGCTGGTCAAAAACAGTCGACTAACTGAAATCCAAGCATATCGCGCGAATAATTTGGCTTTCGAATTAGGGAAATTTGCCAAGGCTGGCGATGTCCAACAATCGCCATATGCCGGGTTATGTAATATGATATTGGCGCAAGACGATTTTGTCAAGAAACAAAACGATATCGTGCGGTTTTCGCAAAAATATTGCCGCAATGCTATGACCATAGAATTGGATGAGAACTTTTATTGGATGTATTGCAAGGAAACGAACATTAAATTGTTGCCCGATTTCTTGGTAAAATTGGCGATCGAATTTGTTTCGGGCGGAAACTATCAACAGAAGTTGGACGAGTTGTGCCGCCTTCAAGGGACGATGAGCGACGACGGCGATTCGATCGTCGATAAACACAGCGGATATGTTATTCGCAAAATCGATTTTATAAGCGAAGATGGATACGACGAATCCGGGTTTAAAATAGTTAGCAGCGAAATCATTGAAAAGGATATGGGCGCCGTAATGATGGAAGCATTGGGGAAAGGCGATGGAAAGAAAAAGGATAAAGTGTTCGAAAACCAAACAATGGAAATGATATATAATATATATTCTACCATGTCCACGAATATCGGAATTCCGTTGGATTCGGTAGAAGAAATGGTTTTGCGAATAACGATGGAATTGATCAGCAAAAATGTCAAATCCGAATCTGTCTACGATGATTATGCCGCCAAAATGGAAAAAGACAAGGGCAAACGTCCTCCGCCTTATTTAATATACCGGAATCAATTTATATTAACGGCAGTTAGCGCGGTTCTGTTGGTCGCCATACAAACCGCAACGCCCTCGTTTAAAGTTCGCAAAACATTTCCGGGTTGTATTCGGTCGTTCAGTGGATATCCAATGAACAATGGCGGCGGCGTAGAAGATAACTCTAGCATTCAATACATTGCGTGCGTTTTAAATAAATCAAAGAGTACTATTCCTCCGTGGAATTCGATTCAAAAAGAACCCGTTATTGTACTACAAGCGCGAATCCGCAAAGTATTAAACGAATTGATCATTCCTCGCAGTGATATCGTGGAATTATACTCACAAAAGCGCGATTATACATTATTGCATCCAGACGAAATGATTCCCGAAGAACATAGTATCAGCAAATGGGTACATTTTATGCCACCGGTTGTCGATTTTTCCGTAGTAAAATCATTACACGGCTTATCGAACGATTTTAAAACGGAATTGATGGCACTAATGCGCGAAGGTAATCGAGAACAGCGCAACCAAATCGCCGTATTCAAAAATAAAATCACGCAGTTTGGCTACGGGGTAATCGAGTCGATCAATTCCATCGTAAAATCCAAGGATTTGCTGTTAAAAACGGCATCCCGCTCGCTTTTTATGGAAAATGCGTGCTGCAACGAAAAAATAACTGTGCGGCCGCTCGACTATTTTATCGAAGAAAACGTTATCATACAGCAACATTTGTCAATGACGCAAAAATGGGCGGAAATATTGGATGATGTGCGTCAATTGTCCAAGGCGTCGATGTTGTACCATCCCCCCTTTACCGGAATTGTGTATCCGTCTATGCCAAAAGAACATTTTGAAGACAATGTATATGCCGCTTTTATTCATTATTGCAATTTCGATGTAGATGCGCCCATACCAGAAGAATTGAGGGCTCTTTGCCCAGAAAAACCATCCGGTTATGGTGCAAAGTGGACGCTTCCTGAAAAAATCGAATTTCTGAAAAACAATGGAAAGCGATATTCCCTTGAAAATTTGATGCAATTGATGGATTTTATCACGAAGCGAAATCGCATTCCAGCTACGGAAAATATTTTGAGAGGAACACACGTTTCTGCTATGCAAGATTTTTTGAACCATTTGGATGAAGAAGAATCCTTAATTATTGAATATCCGTTGCGCAAATTATTGTTGGCCGTTTTGGCGCAAGATTTGCCCAACACAATGGTAATGGAAGACTCGGACGAAACGCGCGCCCTGAATAATTATTTAATCAAGGCAAACAACCAAATGAAAATTGATATTGCTGGTTTTTTCAATCCGAATCCCGACCCGAAATCGGCAAATGTTCATCAATATTTCGGAAATCTTAGTACGCAAGAATTTGATAAATTACAAGAATTGTTGATTGGCATCAACAAATGGTCTTTAGATACCAACGAAAATAGTCAGGTGCACGTGGAAGAAACTGCAATGTATACTGTTTCGCAGTTTATGAAGAATTCGATCATCGCAATGTCTCGATTTTATCCTGAATTAATTAGTAATAATCATACGCAAAACTACTCTGTTGGAAAACATTGGGGATTTTCACCAAATCATCAACTGAATATTTCGTCTTTGTTGAAAAATTATTATAAATCTTTACAGAAATTCAAAAACGACAGTGTTATTACAAATTTGCTCGAATATATACAACCGAAATTGGCCGATTTACACAGTTTTTTACAGATCATACCGATTTATACCCCCATCGAAAAATCGGAACACACTTTTTATTCTTTGTTTAGCAAACGCACCATTTATCATTTGTTGGCATATATATGGTATTCTATCATTTACGAATATATATTAGCGACGGACAATAGCGAATTATTACGCATAGACGTACAAGAGCAAAAGAATATACGCCGCAACAAAAATACCGAACTTGCCGACCCGTTTACGATTGGAGATTCCGAATCACCTGAAATCAACGACGACCTAGATGAAGAATCTGAAACAGTTCAAAATGTGCAAATTACAATGGGAAACGTAGATGAGTTGAAAACTCGCGTCGCCGAAATGTTGTTGGCGTTTTTGGAAATAGATGCAAATAATAAAAAACATTTGGATTTGTCGTATCCCGAAATTGACCAGCGTGTTCGCCGATCTAAACTGGAAGAAAAGAAGTTGTTTACTGATTTTTTAAAGAATATGGATGTTGAAGAACGCAAGGCAGAAGATGCGAAAAAGAAACAAAAATTGGGGCGTTGGAATGTTGGGATGCAAAAAGGTTTAGTGAATTACGATGCAGATACCTACGAACGCGAATATTCCGAATTAATCGCGAATTTAAGCAATAAAAATACATTGGAAGATGCCGATGCCCCGATTGAACGTACCGTGGAAGATTTAGACCGCGAGGAGGGAGAAGAAACCAATGCCTATTACGAAAATGAAGCAAACGGCATTGATGGACTACAAGAAGGGTTTATGGACGGAGATTATTATGGCGATGACAACAATGATGATTTTAGCAACGAGTGAACAAAAAGACAAAAACAAAAGACAAAAAACAAAAGACAAAAGACAAAAGACAAAAGACAAAAGACAAAAAACAAAAGACAAAAAACAAAAGACAAAAGACAAACACCAAACAACAAACAACAAATAAAACAAACCAATTATAATATTTTATGTATAGTGTATAACTATACACAAAAACAACAACCTACCTCAATGTTTTTAGATAAACAATATGTGCGATTCCATAAAGCAAGTGCCGCGATTGCACTCTTTTTACTCCTTTTTACGGCCGTTCATATGATTAAACCCGGATTTTTATACGGTCCAGAGGGTGGGTTCCGTCCATTTGGCATTGGATATCGACATAAAACGGTTATCCCTATTTGGTCTGTCGCAATTGCATTGGCGATTTTATCCTATTTGTTCGTGCTCTATTATTTAGCCTATTTTTAATGGTCTGGTTGCCATATAACGAACAAATTTATTGTTATCATTTATGCTAACAATAAATCACAATAATTCCAATAAAATGGCTGCATAATACTTCCCCATTGGATTTTGCAAAAAAACGCGTTTAAGAAACCCCCCAACTTTTTCATTTTGGACATTTATAAATGTCCAAATTAGAAAATACGAAGGAGAAATTTTACAGAAAAAAGTGAAAAATCGAGTTTAAAGCATAATGCAGCCATTTCCGTTTTTCTGTGAAAAATGTTGTTAGCATAACTTTTTTTGGAAAAATAAAAGTTCGATTTAGGCATTTTTTTTGTTGTTATAATATAAAATAAAAAAATGCCGAAAAATGCCGAAATTTACGATTGTATAAAATGCAACTTTAGATGCAGCAAATTAAGCAACTGGAACACTCACCTCGCCACACGCAAACACCAATTTGCAACAATTTGCAACAGATTTGCAACAGAAAAAATGCCTGACGATGGGTCGAGCGGATTTTGTTGCGAAAACTGCAAAAAAGAGTACAAAGAAAGAACGGCGCTTTGGAGACATAAGAAAAAATGTTTCGGTGTTTTGGAACCATTGGAAACAGAAAAAACGCCGATTCCTGCCATCGATTGTGAAAATGCCGAATCGTCCGTATCGATTACACCCGATATGATGTTAGACATGATGAAACAAAACCAAGATTTGCAGTTGCAAATTATTGCTTTATCCAAGAAAATACAGGATGCCCCGTCCACCATTGTGAACAATACGAATACCAATTCAAACAATACAACGAGCAACAACCAGTTTAATTTAAATGTATATTTGAACAATACGTGCAAGAATGCACTTAATTTCACGGATTTTTTGCAGTCGATCGATTTAACCCAAGACGATTTACAAACGGTAATCAAGCACGGGTATCATTTGGGTCATAGTATGATTATTGTGAACCAATTTGATAAATTGGATGTTCATGAACGGCCGATACAATGTTCGGACCCAAAACGTGGGGTTACTCACGTAAAAAATAATGATATGTGGAACGTAGAGGGCCCCGACCAACCGCATATTAAAAAATTGGTGGATACCGTTACGCATAAAACGACACAGCAATTTTGTATTTGGAATAAAGAAAATCCGGATCCTGCAAATACGATGATTGATACATCGGATGAATCGGATCGAATGCATAATGAGAGTAAAAAAATGAGAGATGAAAAATTAAAATATATGAATACAAATATTCATATAATGAAACAGGTAAATGGGAACGGGAATGACACCGAAATCCATAAAAATATAATTACACACGTTACCATTGATAAAGAAAAAGAGCGAGAACGGAAGCTCACCAACTAACTCATTCGGTCC